TTGGATATAAAGATGCTGTAGGCCATGACTCTTGATATCCAAGTTCAATGCCCCCCGGTTCTGAAATAGTATCGACAATATAATCATCACTGGACATGGTTGCCTCATCGCCATCTGTGTCAGTATATTTCACACTTGTAACACTCTGGAGCCTGCCAAAAGGCAATTCTATTTTATTTCCAGCAGGCCAATTGTCAAGATAATACCTGACAGTCTGACTCACAAGCCGCCTATGCAAATATTGCTCAACATGAGCGGTGGCAGCTAAAATCAAGCTTTGAATATAAGTATCATGGGCAGTATCTCCAGAATCAATTTCAAGTTGTTTTTTTGCCTCTGCAAGTGAAACCGGGTAATCACCAGGAGCCGTTACAATCTCAATCTTCATTCTTACCATCACCCCCTATTTTTTTCTGAAGCAATTTCAATTCTTTGATTGCACCCACCATCATGATTCTTTTATCTAAGAGAGATTCAATTTCAGCACTGATCTTTTCATGAGCCTTTGTTAATTCAACCTCCCTTTTTTTTAAAACTTCAGTGAAGTCATCAATGTTAGGATGCGGCATAATACGGGATATATTTTTTTGTGCCGTCAATATTTACATTAATCCAGCCAGATTCTGCCGTGGCTGATGGATCAATCGAACTGGCATCACCATCTTTGAAATCTATCATGGTTTTTTCGGCTGTCAGATCAATTGAAGCACCGGCGCCAAAAATCAGCTCATCGGCTGACTCATCCCAGAGCATATAAGCGCTTGCTGTTGCACCGAAAAATTTAACGTCCAGGCCGTCATCGTCTTCGCCAAAATGGATGGCAGCACCGCTGCCGACCACCTTTTCTTTAAAGACCAGATTGCCAGAAACCCATTTTGATTCAACATTTGCAATTTCAGTCATTTTATAAAATCCTCCAGTTTATTTTTTAATTGCTTTTTTTCTTACTGTCGCCTTGCGTGAAACAGCAGTTTTTTTCTCTGTTTTTTTCTTCGGTTTTTTGGCTGGATTCGCATTCGCATAAAGACTCATAAAACCCTTGTCCTCAACTGCATACCCAGACTCCATCATGGAAAAAGCCCTGTCATCTGACACATTAGCTGTTATTCTATCTGGAGACCACCCCAATTTCTCACGCCCTTTTTTTGTCAATCGGATCTGCATTTCTTCACCTCTTTATAAACCCTGGAGAATTTCTCCAGGGTTTTAATCTTTAAAATTAATCAGTGATAGCAGTCGGTGGCGTATCGCTTTGATACCTTGTCTCAAGGAAATAAACCACACTGACAAAATTTGTTGCCTGACTGGAATCATCAACCGTACACCCAAGGACATCATAATCCCCAAGGGTTGCGGGATCAATCTGAAAAAGAACCTGTTTCTTTTTGACAGTTGCAGCAACATTTTCTGTCACTGCGTCAGTCTGCCTCTCAAGAGTGTCTGATGTTGCTGTGTCCTCATTGAGCCATATCGGAACAGCCGTCCCCAAGGCTGCTGCTCCTGTTCCAGCGACAGCAGTCGCCCTTTTTGGATCAATACCGGTTGCATGACCAACAGCCTGAGTGAAGCTTGCAAGTATCCAAGCCCGTTTAATATTTTTAAGGCTCACATAATCACAGGTCAAGCCGCCGTTAGTTGTAACACATCCGCCAGAGGCATCAACTATTTTTAAATTTTCGGGAAAAGTTAACATCTTTAAAATCCTCCTTTTTATAAATTATTATTATGCCCTGACCGCAATATTAACAAATGGAGCAACAGTATTTGACCCCTTAAATGGAGTGATTGCGCTCACAGTCCTGGGTTGCCCATCGAAATAATAAACAAACCGGAAAGTCATTTGACTGTAATCAAATTTAAAATGCATACTGGAAGCCTCATTGATATTTCCATAATCAACGCATACGTACTGGCTGAAATCTGCAAGAGTTAAATCACCGGCAGTGCCAAGAGTTTCAGCCTGCTCTATAAATATAACCGGATAACCTTCCATTGATCCTTGTTCTCCAGGTTTCCTCGGTGGTATAAACATTCTGGCCATCTCTCCACCAGTTCCGATTGCGTAAACCATTGAACGCAACTCTTTATAACAGTCTCTGTTTGTCACCCACACAACACCGTTGGCATTCCCACGGAGATAGAAACGCATCAGCATTTTTAAGATATTCTCAGAGACAATAGTTGTCGCACCCTGCCCGGTCTCCTTTGCTACACTTATTGTGCAATCTGCATTTTTAACACCAAGGGCCTGACCAGCACCGCTGCCCTCCATAACCAAATCCTGAGTTTTAAAGGCAAACTCCTCTGTGAAAAGCTGGCGCATCTCCTGACCCAGAAATGTTGCATTCATCAGGATTTTATCTGATGCATAATAAAGGCCGGTCATTCTCTCAGGAGCCAGTTTGATTTTCTGGAATTTTGTCATACTGGAAGTCATCTGTGAGAGTTCTGCATCAGTATAAACCCTGACTCCGCCGCCTCTTGAACCATTCGCCCTGCTGGTTTCATCAATGCCAATAATCTCAAGGGATTCAGAACCGGTCAAAGTTCTCTTTGCACATCTCTTTAAAACTTCAGAATTGTTAAATCCGCTGGTCATTAAATCCATGGACGTTTCAGACTGTAATAGAAACCCACCTTCAGAGCCGACACCCTGGATCTGCCCGGTACCGGCAGCTCTGGCCTCCTCGCTGAATAACGGAGACATTGACCGATCTTCAAAACTCCTTGAGACCGCCTGACCCTGTTCTTTTTCAATCAGAGTCATTGCTCTTTTTGTGTTCTGTTCAAGCCTCGACCTTGCATCTTTTACAGATGCCCCGCCGACAGAATCCGGTTTTGTCACAATTGCAACATCAACCATCTGCTGCCCAAAGGCAGAAGCTGAAGAACCTCTGTAAATAGGAGCATCCTCAATGGTTATTGAACCGGGTTCCAGGTCATCCGGGTTTGGAGTGTCCAGTTTTTCCAATTCCAGGCGCCGTTTCTCTGCATCAATATCGCTGGTCACGGTATCAATTTCAGACAGCAGATTGTCCCTGTTTTCCCTGTTCTCATCCGTTAAATCTTCAGGCTTAATATCTCTGATTTCCTTCAGTTTTGCCATTAACTCACGGAATTTTTTTTGCAACTTTTCAAGTAATGTCATCTTTTTAACCCTCCTGTGGATCTCTCCACTGTTAATAAATGAATTTCAAAATTAATTTTTTCGTCTTTTTTGCGGGTCTCCGCTGTTTGTGCATGGGTCTCCATGTCTTGTTTCTTACTGTTTAAATTCCTTAATGCCACTGCTGTGTCAGGATAAGCCGGAAAAGTCACCGGAGATACATCAAACAGCTCTCTGACTTCCCGAATAATCCGAATCGGCGTGTCTTTATCCAGGTCTTTCCACTCCTCTTCCTGGATAGTAAAACCAAAACTCTGCTGGGTTATATCACCTCTCTCAATCGGAGATAAAACCATATCCCTAACAAGCTGAGTGTCAGGCGGCTGGATAGACATAAAAAGGCCATGTTTGTCCTCTTTGAGCGTCATCGTACCAGCTGAAGTCCTACCCAAAACAATATTAGAATCGTGATTAAAAAGTCCCCTGACATCTGATGTTTTTAAAGCTTTTTTAAAAGCACCTGGAGCAATCCTCTCAATAAATCCCATATCCTCACTATTTTTATTAAAGACAGCAGCGTACCCCTCAATAATCGGCTCATCATCTTCAGATCTTTTGACCCTCAATTCTGCATCTTTAAAAATCCTGATTTCTTTTTTATTTTTTTTGCTCATACACTCCCCCTTATACGCTGAGATAACAATCACAACCAGCATGAAGCGGCGGATGCGCTTTCATACCCCTGATTTTCATAGGACGTTCTGCTCCTTTTGGTTCCAACTCCTGCCCATCTTCAACAAAACTACCACCGGATGAAACACTCCGGCCGTTTAATTCCGTACAATATGGACAAGTTTCAGCACCTCTTATTCTCCAGACTGTCGATAGACCAACACCGAAAGCAACCATCTGATAAACTGCATTCGATTCCCTGACCGTTTCATTGTCTGCTATCTTATCAGCTCTTTTTTCTCTCCATTCGTCAACCCTTTCCTCAAGTGCTGTTATTTCATCATCAAGTAATGATTTTAATTGACCAATTGAGCTGTCAATGTGCCTCTCTGTGTATCTCTTGATATAATCATCAATAAATCTCTCAAAAGATTCTGAAACACCGACATCAAGACCCATCTCTTCAGCTGCTGCTGCCTGAATTGCCTCTGAAAAACTACGCATGACAGAACCAAGTTTTAAAATAATATAATCCGGCATTTTTCGATAAAAATCATCAAGCCAGTTTGCCATGCTGCCAGATGCCCTGCTTTTCCTTTGCTTGTCAACCTGTTTTTTTACAGCAAGCCCCTCTTTATTTACAACATCTTGAGCCGCCCGGAAAAATAAAGGCCGGTATTGCCGCACGATTCTATCCCTTGCAACAACAGACCGTTTTTGTTTTGCCTCGATTATTCGCAATTGCTTTGACTCAGGCGGAGCATTTTTCTCAAGAGCAATTTGCCCGGCGGAGTCAAGCGGAATCATATTCAATTGAATGAAATGCTGATCCCCGCCGTCAATCGGATTCATATTTTCTTTTGCAAGAATTTTATTTGGAGACATTGCCCCGACTTGGAACATCTTGTTATAATATTCTGCCCTTGCCTGGGAATCACCTCTCAATAAACCATCAACCAGGAACTCAACAAACAGACCCTGCTCCCGTTCTTTTTTTGTTAACAGCTGTAATGAAATGCTTTGCTCCCATCTGACAATCCAATGCATCAGACAGCTATCAACATAACTGGCATTCTCCTGCTCAAGATTATTATAGTTTGAGTTCTGGCCATGGAGAGCGATTTTATGAGGCGGTACATGATACATACCGCATATCTCAACCTTTTGATGATCCCTTGTTTGTAAAAATTGTGCATCTTCTAAAGGAATTGTTATCGGTTTATATTTTGCCCCACCTTCAGCAACCATAATGCTGTGAGATTTCCCAAGACCGGAATAACCCTCCCTGAGAGCTTTTACAAAGTCTTCCCGGTTGTCACCCAACACACCGTCAATCTCATAAACTCCTGCAGGATGAGTCCCATTCCCAAAATATGTGCTGCCAAATTCTTCAGCTGCCATACCAAGTCCGATAGCTTCCCTTGCGACAGCAATCATTGACATGCCTTTTACGCCGTCAAAACCAAACCCGGGAATATGGAAAACATCTTTTTTAAAAACCCTCGACATGCCGTTATCTGTAGGCCATTCGTAATAAACCCCACGCCGATTTTTTTTAATTTGGACGTTTCCGGGCTCCGGGATCTGAACCAGACCCCGTATCTCTTTTGAAATCGGCGCCCTGATGACTTTTGAATATGAATTGCCCCATAACAATAAATGGGATTGCTGAGATTCCCGCCAATGGAATGAAGTTGTTGATGGATTTGGGACATTGTGTAATAGGTCATAGAGAGAATGATCGGTCACTCTTGTTTTACTGCTATCTTTTTTTCGTTGATATAAGATCAAAGGCAGCCTGGCAATATCTCCAGCTATCAGTGAAACACATGCAAACACTGTTAAATACTTCAATGCCGTTTCTTCGTTTACAGTCGTTCCAGATTTTGTGCTGCTGCCAGCCACACCATACCAGAAATCATCATATGCTGTTAAAGTCCCGCCGCCGATAACACTTGAACGAAACAGCTTTGTAAGTATTCCCATATTCAGCCTTTCACAGCTTTATCACGGATAATATCACGCAATATACCCATATTAATTGCTAAAACACCAATCATCACAAGCAAAATAGCGTGGCTGTAATAAAAAAAAAGACTGTACCCTAAACAGATACAGCCTAATAATAATAGGACATCTGAAAAATCCACCTTTTTAAAAAAAGTCAAAATATTCATAAAATAACCCTTATTCTTTTTTGTTATATGTTTTAAAAAAGTTGTTTGTCAAGTTTTTTTTTAGAATCAAACAAATATAGGGATCGGTATCTCAACAACTCCCTCATTATACATCGCCCTTGACATACAAGTTATAGTTGCGACCCCACCGTCAATTTTGTTCTGGGTTCCCTCTTTGAAAGGGAAAATGTTCTCTTTTTTGTCCTCTTTGCACATAACATTCCCAAACATCCAGGTCGTGGCTGGATTGTTATCATGAAAAAACTGACCTGATTTTAAACATGCTTCAATTTCCTTCATCGGCTCTGACAGCATGTTCACTGTCTGCGATATCTCAACACATGCAATATTTTTATTTATCAGTTCTGTGATCAGCTGCTGGGCATTCCATGGGTCATTACATACTTCGCCACCACCGTTCTCTTCACCTGTCAGATCAAATTTTTTAGCATAGTCAATAATATCATTTTTGATATATTCAAAATCAATCCGGCTGCCTGGAGTCGCAATAATATAACCATCGTCAACCCATTCAGCATAATGTGCCATATCTTCACCATGAGTACGTTCTTCAGGAATATAATGCCTGGAAAAAAGAGAATAAACATCACCCTGCTTAAATAGTGCCATCATGGAGGCCACATCAATCTTGCTTGCAAGATCCAACCCCAAAAAACAAGGTTTACCAATAAAACCTTCAATGTCTTCTGGTTCAAGCGTACCCGCTTTTTCCCATTCGACCATATTCAGCCATGCCTCTCCAGCATTGCTCCACATATTCAAATGCTTACACTTTATGATATTCTGTTTTCTGGTCTGCTGCATGGCCGTCTTTAGCTGATTCTTTAAGTATCCATCAAAAACAGAAACCCCTATATTTGGATTTGCTTTTTCCCATGTTTTGAAATCAGTCCAGTCATCATCCTTGTCGACCGTGTAAATAATCCCAAACAGTTTATCGTTTTCCTGCCGCCCGGATAAAACATTAATCACCTGTTTGCGTTTCGCATAACATGGATAACTTGTATTTGTACCGGCTGTTGTGATAACAGTAAGAAGCGGCTGAGTCCTGGCTCCCATACCGGTTGAAAAACAGTCATATAAAGTGTCGTCTTTATGCTCATGATATTCATCAACCAAACCACAGTGTACACTCGCGCCATCCCCAGGTTTCCCAACAACAGCCTCAAACCTCGACCCACTTTCAAGGCTGTATAAATTCCCGGGATTTTTATCAGTGCCACTTAACTCAATATCAAAATTTTCCTTAAACTTTTGAGTTTTCTTTGTCATTAAGTATGCCGGACGGAAAACTTCACGGGCTTGCGCCAGAGTTGTTGCTCCAGAATAAACCTCTGATCCCGGCTCTCTATCCACGACAAACATATAACACCCTATGATAGCACCCAGAACCGATTTCCCGTTTTTCCTGGGAATCTCTCCATACAATTCAGTAAATCGCCGGAGACCGTCTGATTTATTAAGCCAGCCAAACAAAGCACATAAAATAAAACTTTGCCATGGCTCTAATTTGATAGGAGACCCAGACCATTTCCCTTTTACATGCGGCAGCAACCCTGCAAAAATACAAATTTTCTCTGCTGCCGATTTATCAAAATAATATTTAAAATCATCATGTTTCGATTTCTGTAAATCGTCAAGATGCCTCTGGCATGCCTGTTGAACAAATAAACAAGCATTGATTTTACCAGAGACAATATCCCTTGCATATTTATCCGCCTTATCTGCGTTTTTATAATAAGACATATTAAACCCCTGTCATATCATCGACCCCGGCGCATGTAAAATCAAAAAGGGTTGCAGAATTGTCCTCAATCGTGAAAGACCTTTTGAAATCTCTTTTATTATCACCAGGAGTGTTATTAACTCCGGCATAATCCTCTTGTGTTGACCAGATCTCATCAACAATATCGCTCATAAAATTATACAACCCTTTGTCGTCAGAAATCTCAAAATTTTCAAACCTCGGATTATAGTTCAGGTTCATTGATGTTCTAATAACGATATTAAAATTTTTAGATTTAACAAGAATAAATTTTGCATGACAAGAAGTCACCCTGATAGAATCTCCGCCAAAAGTCTCAATTAATTCGTCACAAAAAGCAGGCTTGCGACTTTTAAAAGAATAATCAACTATAAACTTTAAACTGTTTATTTTTTTCATACCAAGCATTCTGTGTGCCTGTCGTATATCGCCAGATGAGGCAGTCCATGTGCAAATAATAACATCGGATTTTCCGACTTGGTTTAAAACATGCTCAAGAACATGGATCACACAAAATTGCCCTTTTGTAAATCCAAATATTTCACAACCCGGCTCTATATCACCAATCGACTGGAATGCATTCTCTTGCCTGACAGCTGCTGTTTCGGTTCTGTTAACTCCAGACCGTTTATAGACCGTTTTCTTTTTTAAGCGCTTCAAACAATCACGCTGTGCCATACGCCCCCTTTATCCAAGTTGACCCCAGGGATCTTTTTTCTTTTTGTTTTTCCCATCATTGGTGTCTTTGCCTTTTGCAATAACCTTTGCCCGTGAGGATGGAGTCATACCAAATTCAGTTAACATCCGCATCATTAACGTCATCGCTGTGTTTGCAACTCCGATATATGGATTTTGAATAATATTGCCGGATGTTGTCTTTATCAAAAGGCTGTCGGATTTTTTTAATTCGTTTTCAGCTTCAACCCACCTTGAAAATGCCACACAATAGGCAGCCAGTGCCGCCATATCAACACATGATAACAGCCCTTGGTTAAAGAGCATGGTTGAAACACGTTTCCACTCTCTCCGGGCTATAAGATTTAAATGTTTTGGATAAGCC